GAGCGCTTTGGTCGCGCAGTACGTGAAAATCCCATAGGCACCGCACGCGCTGTAGGCGGTGGTATCCTTAACAGCCTGTCAAGCGCCGTCACAGACCCCGTTGGCACAGCACAGGGTGTTGCGTCTGATATCGGCCAATCTTACCTGAGAAGCTCTCAGGGCGACGCTGCGTATCTGCCTGAAGGCGTAAAACTTGCCGATGCAACGTACCAGCAGATCCGCGCGGCGAATGACGCTTATTTAGCTGATATTACAGGGCTTGCTGGAGTTATACCAGCAGGGCGCCTAGCTGATACGGCAGTTAGAGCTGCCGATGATGCGATTGGAGCAGATGCGCGCGGTTTGATCCGCGCTGTCGCGCAAGGAGATCTCGAAGGTGTTGGGGAGGTATTCCAGCGTGGGCGTGAGCCTAAACCGCTGAGCGCTGACATTAAGAAGCAACCTGTCCGAGGGTATGACCCAAAGCTAATTGAAGAGTTAGAGGCGAATATTGGACTGCGTGATGAAAAAGGTCGAGCGAAACCAGAGGGATTAGAGGCACTGGCGTCACAGTTTGATGCATCTGGTAACCGAATTAGTAACATCAGACCCGATCCAAAAACCGGTCTCACATATGCTCACCCAGCGTCCAATGTTAAGATGGGGACGCCGATTGAAGAGCAGAACGTCATAAAAGAAACTCGCGGTGAGGCGCAGAAGCGGCGTAATACAAAGTTAAAGCTAGGCGACGCTCTAGTCGCTGCGTTCGGTGACCGCATGGCCGCTGATACTGACATTCTTGGGTATGGCGGTGATTTGCTAAATAATCCAGTTTCTCTATATGGCGGATCTGGCTACATTAGGGATGCTATCAATAGGGGGATTTGGGCTTCCGATGAGGGCGTTACGTCGCCCCTTTTGTTATCCATGATTAAGGCTGCGGAAGAGGGGTATAATCCGCGTATGATCTACACTGCAATGGGCGCGCAGGCGTCTGACTTTGCGACAGATGATTTAATCAGAGAACAAATCCGAAATGTAGATATAGACCCAAAGTTGCGAAGGCTTCTCGCTCAAAGGCTTATGAACTCTAAAGATTTCACGGACAAAGACTTCCCATATGAAGCGCTTATTTCTGGCGGAAACTCTCGCCGAAATATGCGTGGGCTACTGGATGGCGTTGAAGATTATTTTGACAACTTGACGGGTTCTAACCGTAGGGCAGTTTGGCAGGCATTGGATAATGCAGCGTTCCGCGACGCGGGTATCAAGGTTGGAGAGGCAAGGATCGCACTGACAGATCCAGACTTACTGTTTGCTAACCCATTCGACAGCGGTCTTAATTTAGGCTCACCAAACTTGAATGCTAAAATATCAAATAAGTCGTACCACCCGATATATCCGACACGTATTTCTGGCAGATACGATGGCAGCTTGCCCGTACAAGTACCAGCCACAGTTACATTTAGAGACTTCTTTAACATGCGTAGGGGTCTTCTAGATGGTTTTGATGAAACCAAACCAGCGTCGGATCAACGATCATTCCTCATGAGCCATAAGAACATCGTGCAGCCGGTTGACCAGCAAATGATAGACGAAATAGGCTTGTACAATGAATACTGGCGTATGTTTAATAAATAGGAGCCGTTATGGACTACGAAATCAACGAACTGGCGGCGCAAATCGAAGCCGAGCTAAACCCTGATCAGATGGAAGACGACGAGCTGCAGGGCATTGTCGGCAAGGAGATCGAAGACGCGATTGATTACATCGACAACTGGATCTCGCCTGTACGCGCCACTGCGACGCAATATTACCGAGGCGAGCCGTTTGGCGATGAGGAGGACGGCCGCAGCCAAGTTGTCAGCATGGACGTGCGCGACACTGTGCAGGCGATTATGCCGTCACTGATGCGCATTTTCCACAGCACTGAGCGTACAGTTGAATACGTTCCACAAGGCCCAGAGGACATTGAGGCCGCGAAGCAGGCGACAGACTACGCCAACTTTATCATTAATCGCGACAACAACGGCTTCCTGCACATGCACGCCGCATTTAAGGATGCGCTGATCCGCAAGGCTGGCGTGATCAAGTGCTACTGGGATGATCAGACAAGGCTTGAAACGCATGACTTGACCGGCTTAGACGATACCGCTCTAGCGGCACTGATGGCCGACCCTGACGCGCAAGTTGACATCGTCGCATCCGAGATGGTTGGCGAACCCCAGATTGACCCGATGACCGGCCAAATTGTACCGCCTCCTTCCGTGCACGCCGTGCGTGTGACTTACGTGCACCCAGACGGACGCGTTAAGCTAGAGGCCGTGCCACCGGAAGAGTTTCTAATTTCACGCGAGGCAAAGTCACTTGAGGACAGCGACTACGTTGCACACCGACGCGTCGTGACCGTGTCTGAGCTCGTGGCAATGGGCTACGACTATGATGAGGTGTCTTCCCTCGCGTCCGCGTATGACGAGATGGAGATGAACGTCGAGCGCTACACACGCAACAAGGCGTTGACCAACGAAATGAACGAGCGCTACGATCCGGCGATGAAAAAGGTGCTCTACGTCGAAAACTACATCAAAGTGGATTACGACGGGGACGGTATTGCGGAGCTACGCAAAGTGTGCACCGCCGGTGACGGAAATACTATTCTGGCGAATGAGCCATGCGCGATGGTGCCGTTTGCGGTATTCTGCCCAGACCCCGAGGCGCACGACTTCTTTGGCATGTCAATCGCAGATACCGTGATGGACATCCAGCGCATTAAGTCTGTTGTAATGCGTAATACTTTAGACAGCTTATCCATGTCCATCCACCCACGCATTGCGGTGACCGAGGGCATGGTTAACCTTGAGGACGTCATGAACACCGAGGTTGGTGCGATTATCCGCCAGCGTTCCGCCGGTCAGGTGCAGCCGCTGACAATGCCATTCGTTGGGCAGCAGGCGTTTCCTGTCTTGCAGTACATGGATGAGATCAAAGAGGCCCGCACAGGCATCTCAAAGGCGTCTGCGGGCTTGGATGCAGGTGCTTTGCAATCATCTACCGCGGCAGCCGTTCAGGCGACTGTGAGCGCCGCACAGCAGCACATTGAGCTGATTGCGCGTATCTTTGCGGAAACCGGAATGAAGCAGCTTTACAAGATTGTGCTAAACTTAATCACAACGCATCAAGATAGCGCGCGTATGGTTCGCCTGACAAACGAGTTTGTGCCGATTGATCCGCGCGTATGGAATGCCGAGATGGATGTGGCAATCAACGTTGCACTTGGCCGTGGCTCTGACACTGAGCGCATGATGATGATGCGTCAACTTGCGGACATGCAGAAAGAGGCCATCATGCAGATGGGGCCAGTCAATCCACTGACAGATATGAGTAAGTTAGCCAACACACTGAAGTCGATGACAGAGCTTGCGGGCTTTAAGGACGCATCGCAATTCTGGTCAGACCCTGCGCAGTTCCAAGCGCCTCCGCAGGAAGATAAGCCGGACATCAACGAACAACTGATTGCAGTGCAGATCCAGCAGATCCAAGCTGACATTCAGAAGAAGGCAGCAGAGTTGCAACTTGGCCGCGAGAAAATGATCATGGAAGACGATCGTAAGCGCGACGAGTTGGATGCGGAGTTATTCGTGAAAGCGGAGGAAATGAAGGCCAAATATGGCACGCAGCTTAACGTAGAGCAGATCCGCTCTGAGTTGGCAATAAATCGGGAGGTGATGAAGGCGCAAGCTGAAATCATAAAAAGTGGAGTAGATGGTGAAGAGTAAGCAGCAACTTATAGATGACGGTCAGGAGGCTGGCCGTCTTTTACGTGACACCGATCTCATGCGTTTTTTGGATGAGACGGAGCAGGATTGCTGGGAGGAGTTCAAAGCAACGAACACCGGCGATAGAGATGTCCGCGAGGATATCTACATGAAACTGCGCGGTGTACAGGCGTTTCGCCAGAAGCTGCGTGCAATGGAAGATAATGCGACTATTGAAAAAAAACAAAAATAGCCGCATAATATGGAGCTATAGCAATGTCAGAAGCCAACAACCCATTAGGGACTGATCTGAACACAGCACAAAATGCCATCAGAGACATGATCGCGCCTCAAGAGGATAACGTGACAGACACTGAGGCGCTTGAGGTTGAAGCCGTTGAGGCGGAAGCCGAAATGCCAGAGGACACTGAAGAATACTCTCAAGAGTACGAAGCAGAGCCCGAAGGCGATTTCGAGTACGAGGACGAAGCCGACGAGCAAGGCGACGCATCTTTTGACATACTGGCGGCCACGGTCGAAGTAGATGGAGAAGAGATTACCGTCGAGGAGCTAAAACGCGGAAATCTGAGACATCGGGATTATACACGCAAAACTCAAGAGCTAGCGGAGGCACGTCGTGAGATGGTCGCACAAGCTGAAGAGATAGAGCGTGAACGTGCTCAATACGCTCAGATGTTACCTGCACTGCAGGAGCGTTTGCAGCAACCGGTTGAACAGGAGCCCGACTGGGACACTCTGTATGATACAGACCCCACGATGGCAGCGAAGGCAGAACGCCAGTGGCGAAAGCAGCAAGAGGAGCGCGCAGCGCAACTTGATGCAGTCCAAGCTGAGCGTCAGCGTATGGCTCAATTAGAGCATCAACGCGTGGAGCAAATGCAGTCTCAATACTTTGAGCAGCAGCGCCAAATCCTGCCTGAGATCATTCCAGAATGGCGTGACACATCTGTCGCGTCTAAAGAGGCCAAAGACATTCGCTCATTCCTCCTGACAGAGGGTTTCACAGAGCAAGATGTCAACGGTCTAACGAATGCGACGCTTGTGAAGCTAGCGAGGAAAGCAATGCTGTACGATAAGGGTCAGACACGCGCAACGGAGGCTAAGCAAAAGCCGAAGACGCAGAAGCCCAGAAAGACGCTAAAAGCTGGATCTCGTGGTTCGCAGCCTAAACCTAGAAGTGAGCAACAACAAGCGCTACAGCGCGCACGTCAAACCGGTCGCGTCAATGATGCCGCGGCTGCAATTAAATCGTTACTCTAGGAGGCCATTATGGCAATCGTAGCAAATACATTCACATCGCACAGCGGTGTTGGTATCCGCGAAAGTCTTGCAGACGTAATCGCGAACATTTCACCTGAAGAGGTGCCATTTCAGTCCAACGTTGGATCTGAAAACGCAAACAACACTTACTTCGAGTGGCAGACTGACAGCTTGGCTTCAACAAGCACAACTGCAGTTATCGATGGTGACGACGTGTCATCATTCGACAGCACAGCGGCAACAAGCCGTGTAGGCAACTACACACACATTCGCCGTCGCACCACAATCGTTGCTGATAACTACTCAGCGCTAGACACAGCAGGCCGCAACGACGAACTTGCGTACCAGCTAGCGAAGCGCGGTAAAGAGTTGAAGCGCGACATCGAAGCAGTTTTGACTGCGAACAACGCGCAAGTTGCTGGTAACTCTTCAACAGCTCGTGAGACAGGCGGCTTGGGCGCATGGATCGCGTCAAACGAGAACGTCGGCACAGGCGGCGGTCTAACAACTGGCGACGGTACAACTGCACGTACAGACGGCACTCAGCGTGATTTCACTGAGACAATGCTAAAAGACGCAATGCAGCAGGCATTCGTTTCTGGCGGTCAGCCTTCAATCTTGATGGTAGGCCCACACAACAAGACAGTTGTGTCAGGCTTCGCGGGTATCGCGGCACAGCGTTACCAAGCGCCATCAGACGCGCCAACAACCATTATCGGTGCGGCTGACGTGTATCTGTCTGACTTCGGGACGCTAAATGTGGTTGCAAACCGCTTTAGCCCA